CAGGAACTACGGGCTACGAATGCTCGGCATGGTCCATGCGCTCTGCCCGGAGCAATACCCGGCAATGATGAAGGAACAGGCACACGATGAACGAACCAACGATGATGGAAACGGCTGAAACCAACACGACAGCCGCTCCCGCATCCGATGCTGCCGCAGTTGTCTCGGCGACGGCCGAGAAGCTCTACGGCAGCGAGCAGAAGGCGACCACGACCCAGGGCCGGCAAGCCGCGGATGCGGCCGCTGCCGGCAAGGCTCCTGAAGCCAACGACGCCAAGGCCGCCGAGGCACCAGCCGACGCCAAGCCGACCGCGCCGGAAACCTACGAGTTCAAGGCACCGGAGGGTCGAACGTTCGACTCCGAGGTCATTGCCGAGTACTCGAAGGTGGCGAAGGAGCTGAACCTGTCGCAGGAAGCCGCGCAGCGCGTCCTTGACGCAGTCGGCCCCAAGCTGGCTGAACGTCAGGCGGCGCAGATCGAGGCCGTCCGCACCGGATGGGCCGACAGCAGCAAGGCCGACAAGGAGTTTGGCGGCGAGCGTCTGTCGGAGAACCTGTCCGTGGCGAAGAAGGCGCTCGATGCGTTCGGCACCTCCGAACTCCGCAGCCTGCTCAACGAGTCCGGCCTCGGGAACCACCCGGAAGTGATCCGGTTCATGTTCCGCGCCGGGAAGGCGATCAGCGAGGACAGCATGGTCACGGGCAACAAGGGCGAAGCCAGACCGGCCGGACCCCGCTCGTTCAATGACCTCGCCGACGCCCTGTACTCCACTAGCACCTAAACCCACGAAAGGGAAACCACAATGGCAGTTCTTTCCAGCACCAACCTGACGCTCGCCGATTGGGCGAAGCGCACCGATCCCGAGGGCCGTGTTCCGGTCATCGCGGAACTCCTCTCCCAGTCGAACGAGATCCTCGAGGACTGCGTGTTCAAGGAGGGCAACCTGCCCACCGGCGAGCGCGTCGTGATCCGCACCGGCCTCCCGGCCGTGTACTGGCGCGCCCTCAACCAGGGCATCCCGAACAGCAAGAGCACGACTGCCCAGGTCGATGAGGCCTGCGGCATCCTTGAGGCTCGCAGCGAGGTCGATAAGGATCTCGCCATGCTGAACGGCAACACCTCGCAGTTCCGCCTGTCCGAGGACGTGGCATTCCTCGAAGCCATGAACCAGACGCAGGCGACCACGATGTTCTATGGCAACCCCGCCATCGAGCCGAAGTCGTTCCTCGGCCTCGCGGCGCGGTACTCGGCGGCCCCCGGCTCGTCGGGCATCGGTCAGAACATCATTGAAGGCGGCGGCACCAGCACCGACAACACCTCGGTGTACCTCGTTGTCTGGGGCGACAACACCGTCTACTGCCCGTTCCCGAAGGGTTCGACGGCCGGCCTGATGCACGAGGATCTCGGCGAGCAGACCGTCTATGACGGCAACAACCGTCTCCAGGCTTACGCCACCCGTTATCAGTGGAAGAACGGTCTGGTCGTGAAGGACTGGCGCTACGTTGTCCGCATCGCCAACATCGACGTGAGCGATCTCGTTGGTGTGACCGGAACGCAGGCCAATACCGCTGCGACCGACCTCGTGAAGCTCATGGCACGCGCCATGTACCGCATCCCGAACATGTCGATGGGCCGTGCTGCCTTCTACATGAACCGCACCGTCCATAGCGGACTTGCCGTGAAGGCAATGGATCGCAGCCAGAACGTTCTGGCCGTGAATCAGGGTCTGTCGCAGTTCGGTACCCCCTATTCGTGGCTGTCGTTCCTCGGCGTTCCGTGCCGCCGTGTCGATGCCCTCATCAACGCAGAAGCTCGCCTTACCTGATAGGTAAGAAAGAAAGGACACACAATGATTCTTGACCAGAACCTCCGCCTCGGCAACACCGGGGCTATCACTTCGGCCGCCACGTACATCACCGGCACCAGCGGCACGCCGGACGTGGTCGATCTCCAGAGCAACACCGCCTACACCGCCACGGTGAGCGGCTCGCTCTACACGGTCGGCCAGGGCACCCAGAACCGAGACATCGGCGAGGGCCGCGACCTCTACGTGCTGTTCACCGTCACGACCGCCCTCGCGGGCGGCACGAACGCCACGTTCCAGGTGGTCGCCTCCTCGTCCTCCACGCTTGCCTCCGGCAACATCGTGGTCGGCGAGGTCGGCGTCATCACCACCGCGAACCTCGCTGCTGGCCGGCAGGTCGTGGTCCGCATCAGCCCGCAGCAAATCGCTGCTGCTGGCCTGCGATACCTCGGCGCGCAGGTCGTGACCACCGGCACCCACACCGCCGGCGTCATCAGCGCGGACATCGTCATGGACATCCAGGACGGTCGTGCGGTGTACGCGTCCGGCTTCACGGTCGCCTGATAGGAGCTATCCATGCCGAAGGTCAAGGCCAAGATTCTCTGCTTCGTGGACAACGGGCTGCGCCAGCCCGGAGACGTGTTCGAGTACAAGGGACCGCGCAACCATCACCTCGAGTATCTCGAGGAAGTGGAAGCGGAACCGGAGCCGACCGTTTCCGACGCTCCGCCTCGCCGTCTCCGCAAAGGCAAGGTGGCCGAAACCGCAGGCACGGAGTGAGCTTGTAACGAGTTAGTGAACAGGGAGGGGCGTCGGCGGGAAACCACGGCGCCCCTCCCGTCCTACGGGAGGAGCGAATAATTTGCCATCGGTCGTGGAAATCTGCAATCTCGCCCTCGCGCACCTCGGGGACGATGCGACCGTCGCCAGCATCGACCCGCCGGAGGGATCAGCGCAGGCCGAGCACTGCGCCCGGTTCTACCCGAGCGCACGTGACATGCTCCTCCAGATGCACACGTGGTCGTTCGCATCGCGGCGCGTCAGCCTCGCGCAGGTGACGATGCCGTACACCATGTGGAAGTATTCCTACGCATGCCCCGGTGACATGATGACCGCCGTGGCTGTGCTTCCGCCAGACGCGGAGAACGACTACTCCGTCCGCGCATACCCCGCCGACCGCTACGGCTTCGGATGGACGAACCCACCCATCACGACCGCCGGCGTGTACGTGCCGCAGGAATACGTGATTGAGACGGACACGCTCGGGAACAAGGTCATCTACACGAATCAAGAGAATGCGCTCCTGCGATATCAGGCGCTCGTGAGCGATTCGACCAAGTTCGACCCGCTGTTCACCATCGCGCTGTCGTGGCAGCTTGCGTCATTCCTCGCCGGCCCGGTCGTGAAGGGCGAGGAGGGTGCGCGTCAGGGGCAGCGATGCCTTCAGATGGTCGCCATCTACCTCGGACAGGCACGCGCATCAGACGCAAGCCAGCGCGACGTGAAGCCCGGTCACATCACCTCTTGGATTTCTGGACGCTGATATGGCGCTGACCCGCACGTACACACGGTCCTTCGCGGGCGGCGAGGTGTCGCCCGAGATGTGGGGGCGGATCGATGACGTGAAGTTCCAGACGGGCGCGGCGAAGTTGCTCAACTTCATCGCGCTGCCGCAGGGGCCGGCAGAGAACCGACCCGGCACGGCGTTCGTGCGCGAGGTCAAGGACAGCACGAAGCGCACGCGCCTGCTTCCGTTCACGTTCAGCACCACGCAGACGCTGGTGCTCGAGCTTGGCGCGGGGTACTTCCGGTTCCACACGCAGGGTGCGACGCTCGGTCCTGGGACGCCTGCCGCATACAACGGTGCCACGACTTATGCGGTCGGTGCTCTCGTCTCGTCTGGCGGAGTGAACTACTACTGCATTGCGGCGACCACAGGCAACGCGCCTCCGAACGCCACATATTGGTACGCGCTTCCGGCAGGGATCTACGAGATCCCGAATCCCTACGCCGAGGCCGACCTGTTCGACATCCACTACGTGCAGTCGGCTGACGTGCTGACGCTTGTCCATCCGAACTACGCACCGCGTGAGCTGCGCCGGCTGGGGGCAACCACGTGGACGCTGACTACGATTTCGTTTGCTTCGACCGTCACGTCACCGACAAGCGTGACGGTGACCGCAAATCGAGGCGAAGCGCTTGACCTCATCGGATTCACTTCCGCGAATCCAGGCGTCGCACATACGACCGCACCGCATGGATTGTCGGTTGGAGATCCGGTCTACCTTGATGGCGGAACGTGGACGAATCCATTCCCTGATGACTACTACATCGTTTCTCACATAAGTGCCGGAGACAAGTTCCGCGTCCGCACATACAGCAGCGGAATCGAACTTGATACGACATCCTATGGAACGTGGTCGAGCGGCGGATATGTCCAGTTCGGCGACAAGGCGCTTGACTTCACCAGTTACTACGTTGTCACCACGGTCGCTCCGAACGGTATTGACGAGAGTGCGCCGAGTTCCGCGGCGACTGCGAACAACAACCTGAACGCGCAGGGATCGAGCAATACAATTACGTGGTCTGCTGTGTCAGGAGCTGCTCGTTACAACATCTACAAGCGCCAGAACGGACTGTACGGCCTGATCGGACAGACCGACCTCACGACATTCACCGACAACAACATCGGGCCGGACCTCGGAATTACTCCTCCAATCGTCGATACGGTATTTGCGTCAAGCGGAAACTACCCTGGTGCAGTCAGTTACTTTGAGCAGCGCCGCGTGTTTGCCGGCACGACGAATGCGCCGCAGACGCTGTGGATGACGCGCACTGGCACCGAGAGCGACATCTCGTACCACATCCCGCTTCTTGACACCGACCGCATTGCATTTCGTGTCGCTGCCCGCGAGGCCAATACGATCCGCCACCTCGTCCCGCTGACGCAGCTGCTCGCGCTGACGAGCGCCGCCGAGTGGCGCGTGAGCCCGGTGAACAGCGACGTGATCTCGCCGACCACGATCTCGGTGCGTCCGCAGTCCTACGTCGGTGCGAACAACGTGCAGCCGTCCATCGTGAACAACACGGTGGTGTACTGCTCTGCCAGAGACGGCCACGTGCGCGAGCTTGGCTATTCCTGGCAGGCGAGCGGGTTCGTGACTGGTGACCTGTCGATCAGGGCCACGCACCTGTTCGACAATTTCGACATCACGGACATGTGCTACAGCAAGGCTCCGCAGCCGCTGCTGTGGTTCATCTCGAGCACGGGAAGCATGCTCGGACTGACGTACATCCCCGAACAGCAGATCGGTGCATGGCACCAGCACGAAACGGATGGCGACTTTGAGTCGTGCGCGGCCGTGGCCGAGGGTGCCGAGGACCGTCTGTACGTCATCGTCAAGCGGACCATCGGTGGCAACACGAAGCGATACGTGGAGCGGTTCGCAAGCCGGCAGGTCGGCGAGTTGAAGGACTGCTTCTTCGTGGACAGCGGCCTGACCTACAACGGAACGAACACGACTGCCACCACGGTCACGGTAACGGGCGGCACGACTTGGGGTCCGGCCGACGTGCTGACGATTACAGCGAGCAGCGCCATCTTCCAGTTCCCGGCGACCACCGACGTGGGCGACGCCATCGTCCTGACCGATGCCAACGGAAACACCTATCGCCTGACGATCCTGTCCACGACCTCCACGACGGTCGCTACGGCCCGAACGGACCTCATCCTGCCTGTGGCCCTGCGCGGGGTGGCGACGGCTGTGTGGGCGTTTGCACGCGACACGGTGGCCGGCCTGACGCACCTCGATGGCAAGACGGTCAGCATCCTTGCTGACGGAGCGGTTATGCCGCAGGTCACGGTGACGGGTGGGGTGGCCGTGTTGCAGCGGCCGTCCGTGGTCGTGCATGTCGGTCTGCCCTACGTCAGCGACCTCGAGACGCTGCCGATGGCGCTCCAGATGGAGGCGTTCGGGCAGGGCCGCGCAAAGAACGTCAACGAGGCATTCCTGCGCGTATATCGCTCGAGCGGAATCTTCGTCGGCCCCGACGCCGACAATCTCGTCGAGGCCAAGCAGCGCACCACGGAGCCATACGGCTCGCCGCCTGGGCTCAAGACGGACGAGATCGGCGTGAAGCTCACGCCCACGTGGCGGCAGGCGGGGCGCGTCTACGTGCGGCAGTCGGACCCGCTCCCGCTGACCATCGTTGGGCTGACCCTTGAAGTGAGCATCGGAGGCTGATATGAGCATGTTCGGATTGAGTCCAGCGATGCAGATGGCAACGAACTTCCCGGTTCAGAGCCGTGCAGTTGGCACGATGCTTGGCGGGCCGACGCCATCTGGCCCTGGGTTCGCATCGCAGTTCGCCAGTGCCATGACGGTCGCTGGCCCCATCGCGGGCATCTTCGGGTCGATTACGGGCGCCATCGGCTCGTTCTACGCTGCACAGAGCCAGCAGAACCAACTCAAGATGCAGGCCCAGAACCAGCGGTTCGCGGCCGAGATGGGGCGGATCAACCAGCGTGCCGCCGAGTTCACGGCAGGGCAGATCGGCCGCGAGGGCGCGGCTCGGTTCGGGCAGTACTCCATGCGGGCGGGGCAGGCGCGTGCAAGCGCACAGGCCGCACTCGCTTCCCGTGGTGCCGTCCTCGGCGCAGGCAGCGCAAAGGAGATCATCGGCAGCATGGATCTCGTCAAGGAGATCGACCGCCTGAACATCAACGCCGCCACCGTGCGCGAGCAGGAGGCGGCCCGCCTGCGGGCGTTCAACATCGGGGTCGGTGCCACGATGGCCGACATCTCCGCGCAGAACCTACAGGCGACCGCCGGCACGATCTACCCCGGCCTCGCGCTCGGGACGAGCCTCCTCGGCAGCGCCACCGACATTGCCACCACCTGGGCCCGCAACCGCCGCATCGAGGAGCTGCTCGAGGGCGTGTCCACGCAGAGGATCTGACCCATGCCGACCGTACCGACCACCTTCGTCCCGCAGGTCGCCCCGCAGGGGGGCGGCGACATCGGCGACTTCGCAGCCCCCGGCATCGCGCCTGCGGAGAACCTCGCGGGGCCACAGGTCGCACGGTTTGGTCAGCAGCTCACCCAGACGGGCATGGCAGCCTTCCGGCTCGGCTCGGCGATCCAAGACGGCATCGACGAGGCCAAGACCAAGGAAGCCGACGTAGCGGCCGGCAGGGGCATGCAGGCCGTGACTGATAAGTACATGGCGATGATCGGCAAGGACGCCGAGGTGAACTACGACGCCATGCAGGCCGAGCTGTCGCAGGCAGGGCAGTCGGCGATGGGGATGCTCGACAACGACGTGCAGCGGCGGATGCTCTCCCCGATCCTCGCCCGGAACATGGGGATCTTCCAGAGCCGAATGGGCCAGCACCGCGTCCAGCAGCTCCGCGTCTACCAGACGAACGAGGCCACGGCCCGCGCCGAGTTGAGCGCCGACTACGCGATCCAGGCGTACTCGCAGCGCAGCCTCAAGGACGCCGAGGGACGCCCGGTTGGGCTCATCAACTACGCGGCCAACGCAGACACGGCCATCGCCGAGATTCGCAAGGCCGGCGAGCTCATGGGCTACGCGCCTGACTCGGCGCAGATGAAGCAGCTCGAGCAGAAGGTGTACGACCGGATGGCGGTCGGGATCGTGAACGGTCTGATGTCAGAGAAGGAATACTCGCAGGCCAGCGAGTTCCTGTCCGACTCGGCGACCGTCGAGAGCCTTGACGCCAAGACGCGGCAGGCGCTGACCGAATCGGTGGAGTCGAATCGCCAGCGGTCGGTGGTCGGCGAACTGGCATCGAGCATCAAGAACATGGGGCTTCTGGTGTCCAAGAGCGACCCGGAAACCTACTGGCAACAGAAGGATGGCCCGGTCGAACCTCCGACCACGTTGCGCGATGCGCTTGTGCTATCGGAACAGATCAAGGACGATCAGACTCGCAAGTTTGTCCAGGCCGAATTGCGGACGCAGTTCGCGCAGGACGATGCACTGATTGAACAGGAAAACCGCATTCTGATTGACAATGTTGAGCAGTTTCTCGCGGTGCCAGGAAACACGCTTGCCGATCTTCCGCCTGAACAATTCGGCCGCCTACGGCCCGTTGACAGAGCCAAGTACATGGCCGGCCAGCGGCAGCAGGACGAGATGACGGTAATGGAGCAGGTCGCACGTAACCCGTCGCTCGTGGCCGAAGGTGACTGGCTTGAGCGAAACCGCAACAAGATGACGCACGCGACCTTCGTCAAGTTGATGTCGGAGCGCACGAAGCCCGAAAAGATCATCGAAGCACAAGTTGACGCGGACGACATCAATCGCCTGCTAGTGGACTTTGGCATGGACAGATACGTCGGCTCCAAACCAGGCACAAAGGAACAGCAGGCGAGCCTTATCTTCCGAAACAATGTCACGCAGATGATTGAAGTGCGTCAGCGCGAGCGCGGCGGAAAGATCAGCCCAGACGAGAAACGCGAAATCATCCGCAAGGCCATTGTGGACGAGGCATACGTTTCCATCGCATGGGCCAGTGATCGCAGGATGCCCGTCTCCATGATGACCCAGGAAGAACTAGGAAAGGCGTACTACGATATTGGCGACCAAGAGATTCCAATTGTGCAATATCGCGTAGCTGAACAACAGCTCATGCGCGCTGGAATTGCCACGCCGACAGAATCGCAGATCCTTGAATACTGGACCCGGAAGGGCAAGCCGAAGTGATTGAGCCGAACATCAACGAGCGCATGGCGCGTTTCGCGCCTTCGCAAGCGCAGGATGACGTTGATCCGATTGCATCGGATATTGCATCTCGCTCCGTTGTTGCGACTTCGCAACCAACGATGGAGATGCCAGACATTGATCCCATCGCTCGCCAAATCGCCGAAAACGACCGCGAATCGCTCAATGCCGCCGTACTCGGTGCCAGAACTGTCAACCCGGACGAAGCCGCACGGGCGATCGAGATGGGAAGGAAGGTCGGTGTCCCTGCGGAAGTAGCGCGTGCGGACATGCAACGGGCCGAGCAGCAGGCATACTTGTCCGACCTGCGCTCAATGGACTTCCTCCGCACTGACCCGGTCATGGCGAACTTCCTTGCCAACAAACAGTTCGCGGAGACAGCGCACGACGATATTGGCATCCTCGCCAAGCTCCAGCCGCTGGTCTTTGAGGCTGCGACGCTCCAGACCCCGGGCGGATTCTTCCGCGTGGTCGGTCGAGGATATGAGCGCGGGCAGATCGTGTCAGAGCGCGGAGACATCGGTGCGAAGGCAATGGCCGGGTTCGCCGAGCAGGGCGACTTCGACCGTGCAAAGCAGTTGCAGGAGCGCATGCAGCAACTCGGGCAGCAGGGTTTACTCGGGGCAGCCGCCGAGATGATCGCACAGAACGTCAGCCAGCTCCGAACCATCGGCACGACGGCCGCCGGCGGCGCTGCCATCGGAAGCTTCGCTGGTCCTGTCGGAACCGTGACTGGTGGAGCACTCGGCACTGCCGCAGGCATCGTGATCGGGACTGGAACGATGGAGGCCGGGAACCTGTACCTCGACATGCGCGATCAGGGCGTGTCCGATGACGTGGCTATCCCGGCAGCCATCGCCGGCGGGTTCTTGAACGGCGTGATCGAAGTGGTCGGGATGAAGATCGCATCCGCCCCGTTCAAGGCGCTTGCGTCCAAGGTCATCCGCGAGGAGGTGTCCAAGGCCATCGCGCAGCCGACCATGCGCTCGGCACTCATTGCCGCTGGCAAGGCGTATGGGCTTCAGGTTGGCGGAGAGGCGGCCGAGGAAGGGTTGCAGGAGATCGTTGCCATCGCGTCCGAGGAGATCGCCAAGGCGGCGGATGGCATTGACAGCGAGACGAGCCTGCGCGAGGCTACTGGCCGCGTCATTGAAGCGTTCGCATATGGCGGCATGGCGTCTGCTCTGCTCGGTGGCATCGGACCAGGCGCGAACCTCGTCGTTGATCTGCGCCGCGCTAGCGCCACGCAGCGGCAGCAGGCGTTCTTCGATGGCCTCGTCGAGAACCGCAAGGAAAGCAAGCTTGCCCAGCGCAACCCGCAGGGATACGAGCGTTTCCTTGCCGCACAGGCCCAGGACACGCCGGCAGAGACGATCTACGTAGACGCGGCCACCGCCCGTGACGTGCTCGCGCAGAGCGGCACCACGACGGCGCAGCTCGAGGACATCCTCCCTGGCATCCGCGAGCGGCTCGAGAAGGCCGTGGAGACGGGAGGCGACGTGACGATCCCGACTTCGCAGTTCGGGGCGAGGCTCGTCAACACGGAACTCGGGAACGCGCTGCTGCCGCACATGCGCTTGTCGCCGGAGGCCATGAGCGCGACCGAAGCGCAGGCGTTTGAGGCGCAGCGTCAGGCCGTGGTGGAGGAGGCTCGGACGATCCTCGCCACGAAGCAGGAAGCCGACGCTGCGTTCGTCGCCGAAGCGCAGCAGGTTGAGAACGAAGCGTTCGAGCAGGTCCGTTCGGTCGGCCAGTTCACCGACATCGAGGCGCGGACGATTGCCAAGCTGCGCCAGGCGATGGTGGTCGTTGACGCCGCCGAGGCCGGGATGACGCCTGCCCAGTACCAGCGCGAGCGCGGCGTGCCGCTGGTCATTCGCGGCGAGGGCATGGCGGCGCCAATGGCGCAGGCTGCACAAATTACGCTTGCGGATGTTGAAAGATCATTTGCGGAAATCGGTGTAGAGCAGCGTCTTACGGAAACTGACACGACAATCCGACCAGGAATTATTCGTGTGCCAGCGGACCTGCGGGGTGAAGGACGGGCAACACGGGCGATGCAAAGCCTAATTGCATACGCCGATCAAGCAGGAAAGCGAATTGATATCTCTCCGACTGGTGAATTCGGTGCAAACAAGAAGCGACTAGTTGCGTGGTACAAGCGCCTTGGATTTGTTGAAAACAAGGGTTCCAACAAGGACTTTGCGATCAGCGCGACAATGTATCGGCTTCCATCTGCGCCGATGCTTCGACAGGCCGCCACGCTTGACGCCGACTACCTAGCCGCTGTCGAGCGCGGCGACATGGAAACTGCGCAGCGCATGGTGGACGAAGCCGCAGACGCGGCTGGATACACGGTTGCGGGATTCCACGGATTGTCGGAAGGCAAGCTTGAAGGTGATTCATTTGATCCAAAGCGGCTTGGTAATTTCACAGGAGCACCAAGCGCAAGGCTTGGATTTTTCTTTTCCAAGTCGATTGGTACTGCTGAAACTTATGGAATGCCGCGCCTTCGCCCGGATGTGGTTGAAATAATTGCCAGTCGGCTACAACGCGCATATGAGCCGCTCATAAACGCGATTCCTGAAGGCGTTCAAACGGTAGGACTAGCGCAGGAGCTGTCTTACGGAGAGAACGCATTTAACCCATATATGCAAGAGGGGGCCGAGACGGATCGCATCAGCGCGGAAAACTATTTGCCGAATCTTGAAGGCTTGTCAGAAGCAATTCTGAATGATGTGCTGGAGATGGAGGATGATCCTGAAGTATCCAAGAGAACCTTCCAAAAGCTTCTCCGGCTTGAAAAACAAGCCAACGCAGAAGTACAGAAGGTCGTTACCGAATACACGAACTCGGGCGAGCATCTTGATATTTCCACCGTGTCTGTTCGCTTGCGGATGCAGAATCCATTGGTGTACGACCAAGAAGGTGCCGCATACCGCGACGAGTCGTATTACGACATCATCGGGCGAGCAAAGCAACAGGGCCACGATGGCGTCATCATCAAGAACACGTATGACGGCGGTCCGCTTGATGATATTTACGTTGTGTTTGAGCCAGAGCAGATCAAGAAAGCCGACCCCGTCACCCGCGACGAGGCTGGCAACGTCGTCCCGCTGTCGCGCCGCTTTGACATCACTAGCCCGAAGCTGTTTGAGCAGGCGGCGATGTCAACTCGCGTTCCGACCGCAGTCAAGCCGCTTGAAGATGCTCTGAATGACATCTTGCTTGCGGACTATCCGACTTTCCTTCAGGATGCCAAGTTCGTCGCAAAGAACCTTGCGAAGTTCAAGCAGCTTGGAGCGCCGATTCGCATTGACGAAACGGCAACAGAGCAGCAGCAGCTCGAGCAGATCATCGAGCACATGTCCGGCAACTTGCTGTGGCTGCACGACACGATGGATGCAGACATTCGTGAGCGTGCAAAGATGTGGTATGTCGGCGGAAGGCGTCTCGTTGACTGGCTTGCGGAACGTCATGGCTTGTCTCCGATGCAGGCTGCGACAGTGTTCGCGGTCTTGTCTCCGCAAAAGAACTGGTACGAGAACGTCGGACTCGGTATTCGGATTATCGACATCGTTGCAACCCAGGGCGACACGAAGATGGACACGGATATGCAGGAGGCATATCTGTCATCGCTTCGCAAGGAAGTGACGAAGCGCCAAGGTCAGCTTGACAAGCATGATGAGAAGAGGCCAAAGCGCGGAAAGGCAGAAACCGCGAAATGGCAAGAACAGCGCGATGAAATTACCGAGGCGCTTAATGCGGCAGCGTCCAAGGTGAACGAAGCGCAGGGAAACATCGACGATATTGGAGGTCGCACGCTCGACGAAGTATTGGCAGCACGTGAGTTCTTCCTTGCTGCGATCATGGTCAGATGGTTCGACCAGACGAAGAATGACAGGACATATCCGGTCATCAGCCCAGAAGGCGGCGTCGGCAGTCCGATGGTCACGGAAGCTGGTACGCCGGCAAGCATTCGTTATGGAAGCTACAACGAGGTCGCGAAGGCAATTGCCGCATACGTGGATGGGCGTGCAGAGAACGTCCACCTGTTGATCGGCGGCGAGCACAAGGTCAGAAACTTCTACAACAACTTGTTCAATCCGGCAGACCCGCGCTTCGCAACGATTGACACCCATGCAATCGCTGCCGCATATCTGATGCCACTTGCCGGCACTGATGCTCTTGTGGCGCACGGACTTGGTGGAGGGGTTGGCAACGCGATGTTCGGACTTGGCGGCGGCTATGCGGTGTTCTATGAGGCATACCGTCGAGCTGCCGAAGCCAGGGGAATTGATCCTCGCGAGATGCAGTCCATCACTTGGGAGGCAATTCGCGGCATGTTTGAGGCCGCAATGAAGGGGGGCCTCAAGGCTCCAGTCGCGGCAATTTGGAAGCGATACGTCGATGGCGAGATCGATATCGACACGGCTCGTGCGGAGGTAATGCAGCGGGCAGGCGGGATCACCACGCCGTCGTGGGTTGCTCTCCCGGTTGACATGCAACCAAATGCTGGGTATTCGGGCGTGTCACGAACGGCGGCAGACGAGCAGGCAAAGAATCTTGCGGCAGAACCTACCGCTGCGGCCATCATGTTTGAAGTGGCACCAGATCCTGCGAATGAAGAACTCACGGCAAAGTGGAAGGCGCTATCGCCGTTGCGCCGGCAGGAAATCAGCGTTCGCGTTGCTGAAACAATTGTTCCTCGAGTGCTTCAGGAATACGGAATCGCGGCCGACATGGTGTTGCAGGTCGGTGGTTGGAAGGGCGATACGAATGTCGGATTTGCGTTGCGAATGCCTCCGAGCCCGCTGGTTCGCCAGATCGCTCGTGCAATTGGCGAATCGCTTTCACAGGAAGGAATGTTCTCGATCTCTGCTACGGAGTTCAAGGGCTCTTCCAAGACGGGCATCATTAGGTTGCAGTTGCAGCCGGGGTTGACGCCGGAACAGATCGGCGATCTTTACGGAAACACGCTGTATCCGCTTGGAATCCAAGGGCACGCGACATTTGAGGATTCGATGGTTATTGCCCTGGATTCAAGTGTTGATACTGATGTACTTGCGCGTACAATTGCGCAGGCCGTATCTGGAGACAACCGCGTCACTGGAATCACGCAATATGAAGGATGGAGCTCTTACGATGAAACAAGAATCACCACGCCTGCTCCAAGTGCAGAAGGGAAGCAGCGAGGAGTTGAAGGCG